CAATTTGTTGCTTTCTTTCTTGAAGTTGTTCAACTACTTTACCAGTAGGTGAGTTTTTGAAGTTATTTATTATGTTTGCACCTACGCCTCCGAGGATTACGAGGCCAGCTAGGATTGCTATTTTAACTTTCATCTACTTTCTTAGTTGTTTTTTTCTTTGTAGCTTTTTTAGTTTTAGCTTTAGCTATTTGATCACTTAATGTACTCATGTTTTATCAGTGGGTTTAGTTGGACATTCATACTCCTGTTCATTCCAAGGAAATTTCTTGTCTTTAGGAGTGCAGGTTGTTTCTAGATACTCTTTAACAGCATCCTCTTTATTCTTTTTGTATTGGACTATTGGTACGACGTCATTACACATGTCGAATACACGTGTACCTTCCGCTAACATGAATCCTTTACGTTGTAGTTCAGCACATTTCAATACACGTACAAGCTCATAATCAAGCCTCATCTTTTCTTCTTGCCGTGCGGCTATACGTCTACATTGTGCTAAACCCCTACGATCCAAAGGAAACATAAAGTTAACTTGTCCTCCCCAGTTCTCAGCTACTGTGTAGCTTCTCTGAGTCATCTCTTCATCAAAGGGAACCGTATGATTCCCCATGTAGAAGGGGCTAAACGTCATCGTACTTCCATTGCAACTAATGTTAGGACCGTAATGTTGCCTACTTGGTGCTCCATTATTTTGGAATTGCACAGCTTGATTAGTTACATTTCCAGTCGCTGCTGCAACGGGATTAGACGTATTATGAGTTTCCCCTTCTGCTGCTTTAACAGGTGTTATTGAGAGAAGACTGACAAGGAGACAGTAGTAGATTCCGTTTCTATAGTTCGATCTATTTCTGTTAGTTCGATTATCTGGCTTGCTGCTCTCGACACTACTTCGAGTGAGAAATCGCTTCCAGCTGTATGAATCGTAAAGATTGAATCTGAGTCTACTAAGCCTCCTGAGCTTGCTGAGGAATGGGTTATATTGTCCCCAGACCATTTGTTTAACGCTGCTCCATAGGTGGTTGTTGTGATTTCTTCAGTTATATCTTGAGTTGTAGTTGTAGTACTATTCATTGACCCTTGGGTGAAGTTGGGTTGTACTAATTCAGCTTTTACTACCGTGGGTGATACCAGTAGGAAAAGTAAAAGCCATTTGTTCATTCTTCTTTCTTTTTAACCATAGGACAATTTACGGGAGGTTGTTTGCCATTACCACTCTTATTTCCAGTGGTCAAGCCGAATGTTGCTAGTGCTCCCGTAAAGACACTGGCGACGAAAGTGATATCTGAGTTACCTGATTTCTTAACCATAGGTAATTCTACGTAGTTCATCGTGATGATGAAGCCACTCCATACCACTACTCCTAATCTGACGAATGTTCCAAGGATTTGAATTTGATGTTCTTGGTCCTCCGCAGCATCTTTTAGCTTTCCGAGGAGTCCTTTTTCTTTTTCTTCTGGCGGTTTTCCTTCCATTTATCAACTTTTTTTTGTAGGAACTTTTGTATTTGTTTCTTTAGTTTGTCAAATAAAGGTGTAGCAAGGGTGGTAGTGGCTACAGCTGCAACAGCTGCATAGGTAGCAGTAGCTACGACTTCTGCACTAGGTAAGGGTAGATCTATTTTGACAACTGGTACTCGAAGAGTTGGTTGTTCAGTAGTTGCTGTTGTATCTGATTCTTCTTCCTCTGGAGCTTCATCTAGCGTTACTCCAGCTGGAGCTTCCAAGTTTTGAGGAGGGATGACAATGGGTGGGAATATTGGCATCTCAGCTGTTGGTTGCTTTAGAGGGATGCTAGGCATATCTAAAGCACTTGGAAGTTTACCTCGACCTAAATTGATGGATGGTATTTCCATTTAAAAATCTTATTTAACAGCCCAATACATATAGTTACCGTAATAACCAGCTCCAGGTTGTGCATTAACATGAGCGACCTGACCAACCACTTGGAATCCAGTAGATGTTGTGTTAATCCATCTAGCACTTGAATATCCTAAACCTTGCGTTTTATGAAGACTCAAATAACCATTAGGATTGTTAGATGGATCTGGTGTCATTCCTGTTGAATCTGTTCTATTTACTTGAGACAGTACGACTGATTCATTTCCACTGTCAGCTCTTTTAATAAAAATAAAATTAGGAGTAAATCCACAATTAATGGTAATGGTGCTGTTACCAGTGCCTCGATATGATCCAACGGCTGAATATCCAGGAAGTGAAGCCATCAACCATGCAGTCTGCCAACCACCAGCATCAGTGTTATAGCTGTGTGTTCCTACGGTAAAGTTAGTGGCAGTAGGTTGAGTATCACCCCAAAAACTAGTACTTGAGCCTCGTCTACTTTCTTCTTGGTTTAGTCTAAGTAAATATCTTTCTGGTTTATACGAATCTCCATGATTACTATTATGGTTAGCCATGTCTTTGTGATACATACTCGCTGAAGTAGTACCACTATTTAAGAGCCATATCATCTCTGGTGCAACACCTAATCCATGTGGAATTGTTTGAGTACTATTATTACCTACAAAACTGACGCAATCGAAATACCCAGGTGCTCTTTTCCACATCCATCCTCCATTATTACTATTTTGACTGTCTACCATTCCATTCTGGTAGTCATAAGTCATTCTGCTATAACCATCTTGCCAGTTAGGACTTCCACCTCTTGTATCGTAAAACCAGTCTCCTCTTCCTCTAGCACCAAGACGCCATTGGTCGTCTGTAGTGGTAAATCTATGCATACCTGCATCAACAGGGAAGTTTGAAATAAATGAAGGAGAACTACCTGTACCTCTATCTTGTGCAAATACTTTAGATGCACCACCCATTTCTTCAACTGGTTTTCCTACTTTGGCATCAGATTCTCTTCGTATTGCTATATAAATGTATTTTTTATTATTAGCATTTAAACGAGTTTCGTTGCTATGTACTTTAAAACCATTAGGTAATATACTGCATTCCCTACTACCAAATTCAGCAGTTTGAGCGGAAGTGTAAATAACTCTATCTTGTTCATTTCCACTGAACCAACCTCGTTGAGAATCATAATACATGCCATCTGCTTCATGACTTGCACATTTAATCATTAGCCATTGTGGTTCCCATCCAAGATCTATATCATTACCTTGGCTTGTATAACTTTCACTATTGTTTCCAGTGTAGTAACCACATTTAACAACACTAGAATCTGCATCTGGACCAAATATTTGCTCATCATGTGCAAACATATAAACTATATATGTTGTACCGTTAGAGTTTAAAGACTGACCAACAGTAAAGTGGGTAGATGTTGGAGCAGTATTATTCCAGTAATTTGCATTTGGACCAGAATAAGGATAATTAGCTTCCCATGCTCCATAGTATTTGTAAGCTTGAGAACCATTATTAGCTCCTCTATGATAAGAATACCAATTACCACTTCCTGTTGGTTTGCTTGCTATAAATCCAGGGGTACTACCAAGATCATGTGATATTTGTTGAGATGATGAACCATTCCCAGTATAAGTTAAACAAGTAAAAAACCCTTTTTGTTTTTTAAAAGTCCAATTAGAATAGTCCTCATTATTTTGATTCATATAAGAACTATTTGAACTTGAACCCATGGTATAGCCATCACTGTTAAATGAACCATACCTATCTTGACCAGTTTGTTCTCCGTTGTTACCGTTCAAATACATCCATTTTGTAGCACCTCTAGCACTATTAGCTGTTGAATAGAATTGATTTCCACTTCTTTGTATAGTTACAACAGCACCACCATCACCTGCTAAATCTATACCATTAGTTATTTGTCTACTGTTGTTGCCATTTCCTTTATAAAGATGATTTGCAAAAATATCATTCATATAAATGGGATCTGCCGCACCACCAGCACCAAGCATCATTTGTTGTATACCCATATTAGCTCAACCCCGCACCTGAGATGTATGCGACACTGCCAGATGCGTACCAAACAGTAGCCATTCCACGAGCCGCAAGTGTGCGATTTCCTGTTGCTGCATCGGCTGCGTTATAAACAGTCAAACCACTAGCTTGAGTAATCGTAATATCTGAGCCACTATTATTGATAATGGTAACAGTATTACCACTAGCCATAACTGAATTAGGTAAAGTTACACCACCACTTGATGTATAAATAACCTTACCACCATCAGTATTTACAAGAGTATAAGCTGAAGATTTAGCAGCTGAAGGTATGTCTCTTGCATCACCTTTGGAATCACGTATATTACCTGTATAAACAGTCGTACTAGACAACGCATCACCAGAACCTACGTTTCCTTGATGGATAACTTTATGTTTAACAGCACCCATTGACCAACCACCAACAGCTAGGCTATTAGAGTCAGCATCTAATCCAAAGTAAAGTCCAAAATCTGATCCAGTATGGAACGCCATAAATGCGTCATTACCTGAATCTACGTTGTAAACTTCTATACCTCCCAAGCTTCCTGTAGAGGAAGCTATGTCGTCATGGTTGCTAGTAGCGTTTCCTTGGAAAGCTATTCTTCCAGTAGCAACATCAGCGGCATCTGCTCTTATAAAGCTTGCAGCATGTAAGTTATCAACTGTATCAGCGTTAGTAGCTTGAGCTGGTGTTATATTGGCACTTCCATTAAACGACGTACCACCAATAGTTCTAGCTGTAGCTAGTTGTGTTGCTGTAGCAGCATTACCTGAAGTATTTTGATTACCAGCAGTATTAACACCAGGAAGATTTATAGCTGCTGTACCGTTAA